CACATATTCAGCCACAGACGATGCTTCTATCACTACCTATGGTCGCTACCAAAGGACATTCGACTCTAACATCCGCTATCTGGCAGACATCGAGGACCTCATCGAGCGGGATCTAGCCCTGCGCTCAACGCCTAGAACTCAGCTCGACCAGATTACTTTCAGACTTGACAATCCTCTTATGCCAGATGCGCTTAGAGATGACCTAATCAACCTATTCTTTGGCGAACCAGTAGTTATTACTAACCTACCCTTCAACATGTTCGAGGGGTACTTCTCAGGCTTTGTAGAGGGCATCTCTATGAGAGCCACTCCAACTTTTGTGGATATGACTATCTATGTCTCACCAACAGATTTCTCACTTATAGCCCCGACATGGGCAACAGTACTTCCAACTAACACCATCTGGAGTGGCGTAAATGGTACACTACAGTGGTCTAAAGCGATCGGAGCTCTAACCTAATGGCAACAACAACCCCTAATTTTGGTTGGCCAGTACCAACCAGTACAGACTTAGTCAAAGATGGCGCAACCGCCATTGAGGGTCTAGGCGATGCAATCGATGCTTCATTGCTAGATCTCAAAGGTGGCACGACTAACCAAGTCCTTGCTAAGAACAGCAACACAGACATGGACTTTAAGTGGGTCGCAGATGCCTCTGGTATTCCTGCAACTATTTTTGATGCTAAAGGCGATCTTATTGCAGCAAGTGCAGCCGACACAGCAGCCCGCCTTCCTGTAGGAACTAATGGTCAAGTCCTCACAGCAGACAGCGCAGAAACTACGGGATTAAAGTGGGCTACTCCATCCAGCGCGGGCGGTGGTATGACTTTGCTTTCTACCACAACCCTTTCAGGAACTAGCACCACAATTAGTAGCATTTCAGGTGCTTACACCAATCTAGCAATTTATATTTACGGCATGACATTTAGCACTACTGGTGCTTATCCTGTGTTAAAACCTAATAATGCTTCACAAATGGCAAACATTCGCCACATTTGTTTTGCGCCAAATAGTGTTGCTTCACAAGCTAATACAGGTGTTGTATTCATTGGCAACCAATTCTGCAATTACATCTCTAGTAATTGAAACAGGCACAGCAGCAACATTTTCAGCAGGTACAGTTCTAGTGTATGGAGTGAAATAATGACTAAGCCAATAATTCGTATTCATGACATAGAAACAAATCAGATTATTGACCGCGAAATGACAGATGCAGAATTCGCAGTCTTTGAGGCAGAGCAAGCAACTAAAAATGCTATTCGCGCAGAAGAAGCAATTAAAGTTGCTGAGAAAACTGCACTATTGGCAAAACTTGGCATTACCGAGGATGAAGTGAAGCTCTTACTTGGATGAAGGTCAAACTCTCTAAAGCTGCTATTCAATTAAGAGAGCAGATTGATGACTCGTTTCCAGATCGTGACCGCGCATCGGATGGTTGGATCGGTGATACCCGACACGCTGCTCGCAAGTCAGATCATAATCCAGATGAGCAGGGCTGGGTTCGTGCCATTGATGTGGACAAAGACTTATTCAAGGGTGGCAAGCCAGACATCATGGGAGATCTTGCTGATCAGCTTCGTACCTTATCCAGATCCAAGAAAGACAAGCGTATTAGTTACATCATTTACGATGGACGAATCTGCTCACGCATCCTTAACTGGAAGTGGCGCAAGTACACAGGGGCTAACAAACACACTAAGCACATGCATGTTAGCTTTAAGAAAGAAGCTGACAATGATGGCTGGCTTTGTCATCACTCATTTACTAGCTGAGATTAAGCGACTCCATGCGCGTGTCGATGAGATCTACAACATACTCTTAGAGCGATAATTTAATCATGGCAAGAAAAGAGACAAGAGCCCTAGAGGAGCAAGGCTACTCAAAGCTCGATGCTTACTGCATTGGATTGCATGAGTATTACAAGTCTTTACGCAAAGCGGGATTCTCAGAGGGCATTACTTTATTCATGATTACAGATGTTCCCTCTTATCCGCGTTGGATCTTGCCTGATCCAGTCGAGCCAGAGAAGTTCGGCGATTACGAAGATGAGGATGATGACTAAACGCAGATACCTGGTGATCTCGGATCTACAGATTCCATATCATCATGAGCAAGCCGTTAAGAATCTTATCAAGTTAGTAAAGCGTGAGAAGTTCGACTTAGTTCTCAATACAGGCGATGAGCTTGACATGCAGAGCCAGTCAAAGTGGGCTAAAGGCACACATCTGGAATATGAAGGGCAGCTAGATCATGATCGAAGTCTCGCTCAGAACATCCTCTGGGATCTCGGCACTACCGAGAGGAGCTCCTAGCCTCATCGGACTTCCAGAACTCGAGTACTCCCGCTTTATGGGTTTCAATGACTTGGGGATTCGTTTTCATAAAAAGCCATTTGAGTTCCATAAGGGCTGGGTCTTAGTCCACGGAGACGAAGGATCGATGAACTCGAACGCTGGACTTACAGCTCTTGGCTTGGCTAAGAAATTCGGCAAGTCCGTAGTCTGCGGACACACTCACAGGGCTGGCATCAGTGCCTATACAGAGGGCTTAGGAAGCCAATACAGGACTTTATGGGGCTTAGAGGCAGGAAATGTTATGGATAAGAAGAAAGCCTCTTATCTCAAGGCTGGGAGTGCTAATTGGCAGATGTCCGTGGCAGTCATTGAGACACATGGAGACCGAGTTAGCCCATTCCTAGTGCCTATCAACAAAGACGGATCTTTCACGCTTTACGGCAAGTTATACGCCTAGATCGTTATCAATCCGTTACCTAAATGTACTGGATTCGTCTGACATTTATGTCACACTAACTCTGTAAGCCAGTCAAGGGCACTGGATACAGATAGGAAATAAGATGAGCTTGGAAATGCCAACGATTGTGCTGCTTTTAGTAGCTAATGCTTTATGGTATTTAGTAGGCTGGGCTAAGGGCTTTAACGAAGGCAAGCGTGAAGGCTTGATCGTGGCTAAGTCATTTCAGCGAGTGACAACAGATGCGCGCTAATGAGATACTACTTACCGCAACAGACACAATCCGCGATCGTGGGCTATCGTATGGTCACCCTGCGGATAACCTGCAACACACCGCAATGCTCCTCAGTGCATACCTACAGACACCGATCCACGATTATCAAGTCGCAGGGATCATGGTGCTCGTTAAACTTGCACGGACTAATCAATCAGCCCAACACATCGACAACTGGGTCGATCTATGCAGCTATGGAGCACTCGCAGGGCAACTAGCAACAGAGGAGAATGAACTCTATGTTTAATTTAGCCGACTATGAACCAGTGGAGGTTCGACTTGAAAAGTTTATTAAGGACTATCCTTCGTTCCGTATATCTACTGAACTGGAAGTTGTCGAGGCTTCTCGATACATCGTTAAAGCTTATCTATTTAAGAATGCTGAAGATGGCGTTGCATGGGCGACAGGGTACGCTGAAGAAACAGTTACTAGCCGAGGCGTTAATCAGACTTCAGCACTGGAGAATTGTGAGACTTCGGCAATCGGCAGAGCACTTGCAAATGCAGGTTATGCGCCTAAAGGAAAGAGACCAAGCCGAGAGGAAATGACTAAAGTCGTTGCTACAAAAGTAGTAAAGCCCCCACTCCAAGATGGCAAGGCAGATGATCAGGATTACTGGACTACACCTGTCGGAGAATATCGAGGCGTAGTGGATGCACCTGTCACACTTGAAAAGGCTATGGAGAATGTAGCTGCGATCATGGGAACAGGTGAGGCAGTAGAAGCACCAAGCTGCGAGCATGGACATATGCAGTGGCGTGAGGGTGAAAAGAATGGCAAGGCATGGGGTGGCTACTTCTGCAATACAGCGATCTCATCGGCACATCGTTGCCCTACCAAGTGGTACAACTTGGGATCAGATGGGAAGTTTCAACCACAGAAGGCGAGAGTGTAATGGGGTACATCGAGGTTTATAACATAGATAAAGATGGTGAGTGGATGTCAATGGCACAGTTTCATGGCAATGCTTGAAATGCAGCACAGTCAATGGCTAAGTTCAATTTTGATGAGATTTATCGATCTCCAGTCGATCGCCATGTTTACAGCTTTAGCGGATATGGTGGCGTAGAGAATTGCTCGGAGTGCGATGCATTTACCCAGGTGAATGAGTACGATCGCATCCATGATGGTGCAGTCCTATTCTTCTGCAAGAATTGTGAGAATAAGCATCACCTATGACCCAACATAGGAAACACAGAGGTTTCCGCACAGAGCGTGTTGTCGCACAGTACCTATCGACTGTCTGGCAAGGCGCATGTGTGGGAAGGGGTAGTGGCAAGGATATTGTTAATGTGCCATTCGATGTTGAAGTCAAAGCCCGCGCTGGATTTCAACCGAAAGCATATTTAGCACAGCTGAAAAGCCGTACAGCCATTTCGGGGGAATTAGGCTTTGGGGTTATCAGACTCAATGGACAGGGTGAAGATGCGCGTGAGTATGCCGCGATAATCCGACTTGAGGATCTATTGCCACTACTTCAATTAAGATATGGTCATATTACTAACGAACCCACAGAAGCAGACATTGACCGCTGCACAACCTGTGGGTCTTACATGATACAGAGGTGCTTAACATGCCAGCCTATGACTACCGATGCAACCAGTGCAATCTCAGTTCGGAGATCACTCATGGATGGCACGATAGACCAGTGATTCCATGCACCTATTGCAATGAGCCTATGGTCAAGGTTATAGCAGCTGCACCTGCACACTTTAAGGGCAAGGGCTTCTACAGTACGGATAAATAGTTATCCACAGAAGTTATCCACAGGGTAACAGTAGGGAGACATTATGAAACGACACACCGCTCTGACCAGCACTTAT